TCAAGAATAATATTTACTTTTCAAAGTTCAATGCCAGAGTTTTGCTGGCATGATCACTCAAGATTCCGAGAGATCATTTACTTATCTGTTGACACTACAAATTCTACATGATATTCTTCTATCAATCAATACTATATGTTATATCGCTGTAAGACTTATTTTTGTTTCCATACGGAGGTTTTAATATAATGAATGACTTAATTAAGAATAAGGAGCAAACTTGGAATAGTCGATTAAAAAAATGTATCGAAACAAAAGGATACAGCCAAAAGCAATTGGCAGAAGACTTTAACAAACGCTTTCATACCAAGTGTACACAGAAAGACATTAGTCGTTGGATAAATGTTGGTTCTGAACAAAGTTCAGGCACCATTGGTTTTCCAAGTTATCAGAACATGGCTTATCTAGCCGATTTTTTTGAAGTCAGTGTAGCATACTTAACCGGCGAAACTGACTTTATTGACTTTGATTACGAAAAAACCAGTTCATTCATCGGTCTCAATCAAGACAGCATAAAAGCACTACGTCAGATTGCCAATTTTAATGCTCCGCATTCAAATGCATGGCAAATACCTGGTGAATCAAACGAAGTACTAAATAAATTCGTTACAGCCAACGATTTCTTCTATCTCATCCAGGCGCTTGCCGAACTTAACGAAACATACTCTGGTCCTAATAAAGAAAAAGCCGCATGGGAAGAAATCTATAAAAGATTTGATAAAGATCTTATTGATGAAGCAATAGATAAAAGAGACGATCATTATGATGAAGGTGATCCCACGCCATCACCTGAATTATGCGAAGCCGTTCAAGCAATAAATGCAGCAATTGACCTCGGATACGAAGATAGTCTAAAAAAAGAATACGATATAGATGTATTCAAATACAGACTTGAACGTACATTTGCTCAATTAATTGAAAATCTGTACCCATCCAAATAAAATACGGGCTCCCTGATACTATCGCATGTATTAAAGGAGCCCAATTCGTTAATTATTTATAATACTTTTTCACAGAAGTCCAAGCTAATCCATCCCGCTCCGGACTTCAATCTACCCCAACCTGCATCAGAGCCTTTCCCACTCTTCACTTCCATAATAGTAAACACCCCAACACCGGTATACATCCCAGTCTTCGCCGCATTCGTCCCAGCACCCTTCCTGATATTCAGATCATCAATACTGACCTTCACCATAAAAGGGCAATCCGCATTTGTCATTCCAGAAGCACCGCCCGAAACCTCAGCCCCATACACAGCCCGTCCATTCCAGTCATAAACTTTATACTCTGGATGCTTGTCAGCCATCGCTTTCGCATTATCAAATACGGAATACGCACCAAGCTGAGATTTTGCATCCTCCCAGCTTTTCCTTACACGATAATACTTCACCACAGCATCCGAAGCACCAGAATTCTTCACATCATACTGCGTCAGTTTCCATTTCTCTATAATACTGCAGAGCTTTTCCACATAAGTAAGACTGGTAGCATAACCACCCTCCTTAATGATCTGCACTGCCTTCTTATAATCTGAGCATCCTTTCAGCCCATCATATCGGAGCTTCTCTCCATTCTTAGCGCCAAGCAGATAAGCACTATGATCCGCAATGGAATCACCCACATTCGGATATTTTCTGAATTCCGCTGTAACTGTCACATAGCTTCCATCTGCCTTCTGCTCCTGTGTCTTCTTTTTATAAATGCTCACACCATCCCAGACCGAACCACTCCAGGTATTACCGGAAAGTGACTTCTTCATTCCAAAACAGTTATTAGCTCCCAACGCAAGTTCACTCTTTCCATAACCGCTCTCCAGAATAAACTGGGCCATAGACACCGAAGCAAGAATCCCTGATTTTTTCTGATCTGCGGTAAACAGTGGACCAACCTTTGCAAGCACCTGTTCTTCTGTCAGCCCCTGAAATTCCCCGGCCTGCATCCCTGATGGAATCACTTCCACATTTCCGCTGCCAAGTCTTGAAGTAACCTTCGCAGCCAGATCTCCCAGTCTCGCATAAAGCCAGTCTCCAGGACAGCTCTTATTCGCAAACCACCGGTGTACGGTAATGAGCATTTCATCCGCCTTCGGCTGATAATTCAGAGACTTATTTTTATCACCAAACCAGAGTAGTTTTTTCTTTCCATTTCTTCTGCAGATATCCTCACACAGATCGACCAGACGGTCATAAACCACCTGATGCATAGCATACGGTTCCGCCTTGTCAGAAGCACATTCAATCGTCACTGCCCTCTGATCATTCGCATTACTGGACGTACACCAGGAGCGATTCTTCTCTTCCACATACAATCCAATCCGGCCATTCTTATCAATTCCATAATTCGAAGAAGCCTGAGTAGAAGATTTATGAAACCAGTCCCCAAGACCTTCTGCTGTACACTGACCTACTACACAGTGCGGTGATATTCTGTCAATCCGCTTCGTTCTCAGTCCGGAATGGTTCGGACTGAGCAGCGTGTACGCCACCAAAGAACTATTACTGTATCCCATAATCACTCACCTTCTTCCTCATCCTCTGATACATCATCGGAGTCTCCTTCACTTTTATCATGCAGCTGTTCCAACACATCCTTCATCTTCTGCGGGATCGGAAGCCCCAGATGCCCTGCATTCTCCAACAGGCTCACGCCCTCATTTGAAATATAGAAAAAGATCACCGCTGTCCTCAGCACGGATCCATTCCCGATCACAGCCACATCCAGAATATTGGCCATTCCCACCAGCAAAAAGATCAGCACCTTCCTGCAAATCCCCCGGAATCCCACCTCACTGGAAAGCGTATGGTCCGCAAAAGCACACATCACCCCGGTCAGGTAATCGATCACCACAAAAGCAATCAGGGCATACAGAAGCCCGTCACAGCCTCCCATAAACCAGCCCAGCCATCCGCCTACAGCCATAAAAACCATCTGAATAAAGTTCCAAAATTCCTTCATGCCAGAATCCTCCTCCCATGAAAAAAGCAGCTCACATTTCTGAGAACTGCTGTAAATAAGTTTTCTATCTTCATGCCTTACGACAGAAAGACCTACATTGTTTCCTCCGTCAGCGTATATGTGATCTTCATGGTCTTGTCCGTATTCTTCACCACCGCTGACGAAAGATTATTAATACTAGCCAGATAAGGCGTCAGAAGATAAGCACACCTGTGCTCCTTCCCGTAACTGCCGCCCCACATAAACACAAAGTTCTCATACTGGAACAAAGGCGTTGCCATGGCTTCAAACCTTGCACTCCCCTGTGTCCTGATCACCCTGTCATCCGTCGTGATCTGGAAATCCCCTGCCACGATCATGTCCCCAAGAAGTGTCATATACACCTCACAGGAACCGGCCTCGCCAAGAGATTTCATTTTGGAAGTAAAGCCAAGCGGGATCAGCGTCACATCCGCTGAATTGGCAGTATTGATCTTATAAACTCCTTTTTTGTCATAGGAAGGCACATACAGATACCCCTTCCTCACACAGCATTTTACATTCCGTTCCGGATAGGAACCGTCCTTTGCCCTTGTGCCCACTTCTGACAGCTTCGCCTTGGACAGTGTCCAGCTCCCCTCCGTAAAGGAATAATCCTTTTTGGAGATCCGGATCCATACCATCTTCGCATCCCCGGAAGAATTCGGCTCATTGGAAAATCCATACCAGTATCCGTCATGCCCGTCCATAAATTCCCCGTACTTTGTATAATCACCCAAGAATGTGAAGCTTTCCGTTGTCAGTGTCTGCTCTTCCAGTACGGTATAAGTGGTATCATCCAGCTTCTCATTCAGCCCGATGTTAAACACCGGGATCCGGATCTTCGTAATGGTCACACTGGAGGTCCCAAAGGTGATGGAATACAGCAGGTTCTTTTCAAAATCCAGCTCCACTGCCTCAAACAGTGTCATCTGCTTCGCCTTCGGGATATCCCCGATATCCACCTTTTTCAGAAGCAGGAACGTGCTGGCATCCCCTGCCGCACTGCCAAAAGCATTCTGCCCGCCCAGGGCACTGGTCAGTGCAACCGCTGCAATATTCCCGTTCCCCTGGCTCGGAGTAAACTCCCACACAAACTTATATCCATTATCCAGTTTCTTGCTCTCCGTCTGGTTCAGGCTTCCCCTTGCCACATTGGAACCGGAATTTACATTGTTGGAAGCATAAGCCACCGGCAGGTTCTTCCCCTGCTCGTAAATATGGTCTGCCTTTTCTTCCAACACTGCCGGAAACAGCAGGATCCCGCCAATCATGTTCGGACAGATGGGCAGCAGCGTCCCGTTCCACAGGACAGAATTGTCATACTCTCCACTGGCTTTCAGATAAATCCCCATGGGATTCAGCCCCAGAATATTATTCACCGCCTCCGTGATCATATTCGTCTCCTGCACGGTTTCCACCGCACCCGTATTCGTATCGGTCAGTTCAATGACCATTTCACCTTTTAACTTCATCTACACACCCTCCATTTCTACCGGCCTGCAGAAACCGCTGATTCCCGCTCTCTCAGCAAAATACACTTCAAAGCCTCTGTTCACCGTTTCCTTCATCTGCATGGACAGCGATTCCCGGAAACCATTCACATCCAGGCCTCCGCCAATGGCAAATCGCATGGTATAATCTTCCACCTCAAGCTTTCCGTCCCAGGCTTCCCCTGCCGCCATTGCCTGTCCGCTGACAGAAGCAATACAGTCTCCCACATCAACTGTACCGCTGCCATTCTCCATCCAGAGATACACATTGAATGTATTCGTATAATTGGCAACAATCTTCTCAATGGGATAATACAGTGACAAAATATGTTTCCCGGAATGCCAGGTCTCCACCGGACAATGCTCCATAATCCCCTCATTATTAAATTCAAAGACCACATGGCAGACCGCCTGTCCATCCTCCTGCCACTTCACCGGCAGGCTCACATCCACAGAAACCTCCGTTCCACTCCCGGATCCGGAATCTGATCCACCAGAAACATCATCCGTACTTCCTGTATTCCCATTCCCAGAAGTATTTCCAACTTCATTCCCTGCCGCATCATTTTCAGAACTTCCTTCATCCAATGCCTCCCCGGTTCCATCCGGACCACCCGTACCACTTCCAGTTCCACTGCCGCTTCCACCCGGGAACGGAATCACCACAGTCCCGGATGCCTCCGCAGACCGTTCCACAGGATCCGCAGCCACATCCACAACAATCTGTGCAAAAAACTGCATATGGTTTTCCTCAGAAGAAGCAAACTGGATACTGATCAGCTTCACCTTTGTCTGCCCGATCTCATGTGCGGAAGCATTGGTAAACGTGTGAATCCCAATCTTTCCGGTCTTCGCATTGTCTTCAATCTGGTTCAGCAGCCCCGAAATATTCTTGTCGTTCCTCGACTTCGCCTGAGCCAGCCTTGGGTTCTTCCCCACGCATTTCAGGCTCTGCTTTCCCCCGATCTTCTGCCTGATGGAAGTGATACAGGTGATCTGTCCCTCATCCGCCTGTCCTCCCGTAAACGTCAGCACATCCCCCGGATCCAGTGCAGGGTTCCCGATGGTATCCGAATCAAACGGCACATACCGGATCACAGACAGATCTGTCAGGATATTCCTGCACAGCATCTCCCTGGTCTCCTTTAACCCAAACTGCAGAAGCGGATTCACTCCCAGGTTCATGGTCAGCCCGTTATCCGGGTCCAGAGCATAATATTCTGCAATCTGCGTCTGCTTATTGGTAGAACTCACCGCCGTATATCTGGTAATAAAATCTGAAAAACTGGAAGAAAACCGGTGCCGCTGTTCCACCTTCATCACAGGATCCTTCCCGTACTTCCTCAGTTCCAGTTTCCCCTCCCGGTTGATAATAAAGAAACCTCCCAGAATCTGTGCCACATAAAACAGCACGTCCCGGCAGGTCTCAATATCATTTTCAGTATAAACAGAAAGCGTCACCCCGCCATTCGGCATGGCATCAATCTCCGCCCTCTTATTCGCAAACTCCACTTTGCACCTCTTACAGCACAGGGCAATAAAATCATAAGCAGTCCCCACCGTCTCAAACCCGTTGAAACTCTTATCAAACCGCAGCATAAAATCATACGCCTTCAGTTCCAGGCACTTTGCCAGACGGTTCGCTTCACTGACCTCAAAAATACCCATCGGCACATCTTCCACCGAACCATCTGCCAGCACCAGATGAAACACCAGTGTCACCAGCGCATCCTCCAGCGTGTACCTGTCAATATCACTCAGAAGAGTGATCCCCATCTCCGCAGCATACACTGTTCCCAGTTCAATCTCAGTGCTTCCGCAACACTGCCTGGAAATATACCCAGAACCCTTCACAATCTCCTTCGCCCCGAACTCATACGTCATTCCGCCCTTGGTAACGATCGTACCCGTCCAGAAATATTTCCTTGTATTACTCCTAACTGCCCTCAATCGAGTAGGAGGCTAATCATTAGTTGATTAGCCGACCTCTCACACCACCGTGCGTACCGTTCGGTACACGGCGGT